AAAGAAAAGATGGTCTGATGTACCAGTTATGAACTACCTTATAGCCTTCAACAACACCATTAGTATTGTCTTTAGCTAACTGTTCGCAGCTATATTTATCATCTAAATATCTCTGAGCCACTTCGCTACCCTTATTTCCTCTTGGATCGTGAATGATCTTTGATGAGCATGAAGTTAGAAAAATTATAAGTAGTATAATTAATATCCTCATTTTTCACCTCCTGTTTTTCTACTAAGGGTATAGAGAATTTCCCATCTCTCTCAAAGCACTTCTCTAAGATGTGCATAAAAGGTTTAGCTTCTGGTTTCATTGGGTATATTCTCCTGTTCGTCTTTATAGCCTTGTGCCGTACATTCGCTACACTGGATGATGTTTTCATCAGCATCAATGTAGTAATGATTTCCCTGACAAATGTCACAGACTGATTTTTCTTTTTCTTGCATAGTTCCTCCTATTCAAACAAGACCTTAATTGGTCTTTGATTATTAAAGTTATAAAGTTTAACCATAGAAGTTTTATGATCATCATAAGTAGATGCTTTTTTCCACTTATAAGGATTATTCTCGTAGGCTCTAAAGAACTTCTTAATGTCTAACTTATATAACTTATGAAGATGTAATAACGCTCTAATGAAGTGTGCCTTATTCCAAATCTTCTTCTCAAAAGGTGATTGAACTAAAGTTGCTACAAACCCTTTAACATTGTTGAATACCTGTTCGGTAATCTCCAGATTGCCATTCTTAAAGTTCTTGTAGAATTTGCTATAGCCTTTTTCATTATCACCTACAGATAAATAACCACAGGCTTCTAAAGCTGCTGAGTGATTAATACCTAGATCAACTAAATCCAAATATCTTTTGTAATGGATCTTATTAGGTGAATGTACGGCATAGGCATTAGCAATATCATAGTTAGTCCAATTCTTTTGAACTGAATTGATATCTCTTACTAATGAGATTAGCTGACCTCTATCCACATTGTGAATATGATAGTCAATAGGCATCTGTAAGATTTTTAATGCAGCGTATCTATGCTGACCATCAATAATCTCCAAGTTCTGAGATACCACTAGCGGATTAATCAAACCATTAATCTTAATACTTTCCATTAATTGTTTGATCCTGTTTTGATCTACTGATCTATTACCTTCAAAGAAAGTAAAGTTATCGTATTGAGTTGTACTAAATATTTTCTTTTCCATAAAAGTTCCTCCTTTGGTTAGTATTTAGCGTTTGGTGTTTTCTTATAATGTTCTACAAATGCTTTTACCTTAATGTAAAAAGGCGCATCATAGCCATTAGTTATTTTCTCAATTTCATCACATAACTCTATTGGTAGAGCCTTAGTAATGAATTGTTCTCTCTTTGGCTTCTTGCCATAGATTAGTTCTAGTTTAGTCATGTATTCTCCCTTCAAGGAATTGTTTGATTTCTCTAGTGTGATTATTCTGATCAAACATTCTGCTCATAAAATCACTACTAGCTTTGTCTGCAGGATTGATAAAACTATCAACCCAGTCTTTTGTTAAGTTTTTAGGATTAGATATTCTATTCAAAAGTTTCTTCGCATCTTTCTTATAGAATGATTTTGACTTACCTGAGAAAAGCGCAACTGCTAAATAGCTACGCTCATTCTCCTTAACAAAAATCGTTGTATCAAGAATATCTGTATCATTCAGATATCCATAGTGCATAGTCCAAGTCATTATTTTACACTCCCATTTTTCAATGTATGAAAATATTTTCCTTTAGTTCTTTTCTCACCACTAAGTCCACCTTTGCCTATTTTTGTTCCGTATCTCCAAGATGCACCTGTGCTACCAAATTCTTCTGTCATTCTTTCAACAAACTCATTAAATTCTTTTTCTTCTTGAGCAGTTAATTTAGTCATTGAATATCTCCTTAATGAAATAAAGTATGAAAGCAAATGTTCCTAAGTGAACTAGCACTGTGATTAGATCGTGTATCATTTATTTTACCTCCTTAAAATTTTTAATCATATTCTGTTTGCCATATTCTTCAGACTCTTGATTATCTTTTACAATAAATTTAGCATTATAAGTTTTGCCTTTTTCTAACTTAGGATAAGAAGAAGTAAACCAAACATATTGATTACTTTGGTCATCAATAAATTTAAAAATTTCTGAATAACCATATTGAGTTTCAAAACCATGTTTAAAAACTAAAGTTAGTTCTTTGACATATTTACCTAATTCAACAAAGTCAGATTTTACTTTAACCCAGAAATCTTTTGTCTTTGACTCTAAAATTTCTAAGCTAAAACCTGTTTTGATGCAGGCTAAATATTTAGATTTTTTAATTTCTCTCCATGATTTAAATTCTACTCTTTCATTAAAACTTTTCCAATAATGACCAAATTCAATTCCAGAAATAACTAGATTATTTTCTACTTTAATTTTTGCCATTCTCTTTTCTAGTCTTATCTCTGCATTTTTATTTAATCTATCTAACTCCTCTTTTGTAAATACCCTTCTAGGAGTAGGATCAATTTTTGTTCCATCACATTTGAAACAAGTACCACCCTGTACCCAGTAGTAAGGTGTTAAACCTGTACCGCCGCACTTACCGCAATATCTGTTAGCTACTAATTTTCCGTTATCGTCAAATACTTTGTATTCAACTTTTTCACCATCTCTGAAAAAATAATTAATCATTTTAGTTTCTCCTGTATTTTTCATTGTGATAGTTGTACCACATTTTTTTATAATTCGTCAATAGCTAAATTATAAATAATTAATATCCCTGTTGGCATTGTTTTTGGGTGATTATAGTGTATCTAGGAAATATCTTATTTTTTAGCAAATAAGAGTTCCTCCTGTGGGGTAATTGGGCAACTGATTACCCCTCTTTTCATTTTAGAGTGGTATTTATGCTATTTAGATTAAAACCCTACTGTAAGGTCTTTAAAACGGATTTTTTAGGGGTTTTTTTAGGTACTTCCCACCTGATTTCCTTAATGATGGTGGATTTGATAATACAGTGACCTGATCCTGCACATTCATCACCCCACATAGAAGTTAATTTATAGGCTATTTCAGTTTCTCCTATTAATCTTCCTACGGCTCTCATGATGCTCTGATCTGGATCTAAATCAGATAAAATTTCTTTATAGTTTTGCCATTCATTCGTGGATGAACTGTGATCATAAAATTCTAAATACAGTATTGTTTCAGTTTCTTTTTTCATTATACTGATAACAATTAACAAACAATGGGAGTCCAAAGTTTGTGTGTATATATAAAGGCAAGGTGTTAATCATCTTGCCTTTTTTAATTTGCCTATTCTTAATTTAGGTTTCTTTATGGGTATCTTCCCAAATGATAGTTTTTTAAATGTTCTACCTTTGCTGCCAATTATTCTTGGTTTAATTAAAACGGCTAGGCTTCCAGTAGTAGTGATCATTAGTGCATTAATCCATGACCAAACCAGACCACCAAAATGATGATTGCTAGTTTCCATAGATTGTTCCAAGTCCAATACGGATCTAGTTCATCTAGTACCCAGTTTACTTTATTCATTATCCAATCTTTCATAGTTTACTCCTTCTTAAATTTATCGGCGATCTTCTCGCCTGACCGACCAACAATATAACCGCCTACACCCACTAAGACAATATTTAATAAACTGTTCTGAACACTCTCAGGAATGTTAGGTGCAGTAAATCCAAACCAATGCGCAACAACTAATCCTGCAAATATTAGCATTAATAATGGTCGCCAGTTTCTTTGTAGCCAACTACCATTAGCTTCTGCCGTAATGACTTTGGCTTGGGCTTCTAATTCTTTTAGTTGTCCTGAAATTAATTGTTCTTGAATTTTTTGTTTGATCTTTTCCGCTTCTGCTTTGTTGTCTATCGTTTTATCTATGGTACTAAATAAAGTTTTGATCATAGGTGCAGCCGCACTTAATAATCCCATCATGCTAAACCTCTCATTCTTTTAGCTAATCTTTTTGATCTGTTCGGTAGCTGCCTAGCCCACAAACTATTTAACATTTCTATAGATGCCATTTTATACTGCTTGGCTAGTAAGGCTTGTCTGAACTTCTGGAACTTCATCAACTTAGGTAGTCCAAGATTAAATGCCATATCAACCACTATTTCAAATGCTTCTTCATGGATATCATTTACATCAATAAACTTTCTTGCATCATCAATGGCTTGATTTAAATCAGTGGTAAATATCTGATCTACTTCTAAAGATGTGAGTTCTTTATCTATTAAATATTCCTCATCAGGTAATTTGATTAAATGACCTACGCCTATAGTCCAATTATTGAGCGTGTCTTTGTAAGCAGTGTGTCTGATCCCCTCCGATAAAATAATATCCCTTTTAATTCTATCTATGTTCATTTCTTTCTCACCTTCTTAACCTTTGGTAATAGTTCCGTCATTACCTTACTAAGATCCTGCTGCAATACATTTAGATATCCAATATGTAAATCTAAACTGTTGCGGCTCGTGACCTCTGCCAGTTCTTCATTCGTCATAGTTAATCTTATCTGATTACCTACTTTAACGATCCTCATATGTAGATATTTTTATCCCATGATCCATTGTTCTTCAAGACCATAGGTGTAATGGCAGGGATGCCATCTGTAATCAAAGCGCAGCTAAGAATAGGTTTTGCTACATTAACTTTCATATATGCCATGCTTAAACTATCTTTATTCACTAGGCATCCTGTAGAGATACCCCAGTTTAAAGCAAAATCATTAGCTACAAATTTAACCTCTGATACTGTGTGAAAGTGTCCTTGAACGCAGCACATACTCGTTTCTTTGACCGCTTTGGCAATATCTTTGGAAAACTGATGTGCAAAGCAAATTGTATTCTTATCTGTTTTAATAATGTGTTTGTCTTTCCATTCCCATTTCTTATTGACTTCTAAAATATCATTATAGGGTTTTATAAATCTCCTAGACATCTTATTAGCTACGGCTCTACGCAAGACTAAACTACCATGATTACTTTCTAGTAAGGTCATTTTTGGAAATATCTTTTCTAGTCTTTTAATCCATGACTTAGTGACTTCTAATTCATCAAAGGCACTGGGTAGATCAGGATCAACACCATGAAAATTCTGTGAATGATAATCAGCTTCATCTCCAATATGAATGACTGTATCAGGTTTGTAATATTTATTGAGTTTAGCTAAGAACTCTATGCACTCAGGGTGACTGTAAGGAAAGTGAGTATCACCAATAACTAATATTTTTTTATGCGCCAACATCTGCTGCGTTTACACAAGCAAATCTGTATTTGCGAATATTGTATTCATCTAAGATTAACTTTAGATCAGTTCCTAAGATTTTACAATGTTCAAAGGATTGGGTTTTTTCATTAACAGAGATACAGACTGAATTGTAGCAAAAATATCCCACAAGGAATATTGCTTTTAAGGTCACTTAATGACACCAATTAGTTTTACAAATCCTACTAAGATAGCAACCACTGTTCCAATGATGACTAAAACCTTTAATCCGCCTTTAGCCATATTGATTGATTTATCTAAATCCTCAATTTTAGTATTTGCGTTTTCTAAACCTTCTTGAAGGTGATCTATTTTTTCTTCCATGACTGTTAGCTTGGTGATTAATACTTCTACCTTTTCACCAATCTCTAACTTAGTCATGTTAGCCATTATGCACCTAACTCGCCTAGTTTAATTTGTGATTGTTTGTCAAATGCTTCCATTAATTCCTGATCTTTTTTAAATTTAGCTTGATATTCCGCTAGTTCTTTTTGTGTTTTTAAAACATCATCAAAAGTCATAGTCATCATTTGCTTTCTAACTTCCGCATTTCTTTCGTGTGCTTTTTCTAGTCTATCTAATAAGAACTTATTATGCTCTCTTAATTCTCTTACTTCTCTTTTAACTTCTCTTAATTGTTTTTGTAGTTCTTTTTCTGTAGCCATAATGCCTCCTTAATTTGTTCTAGCATCTGCATCTAATAGCCAAGATATTCGGTCTATTTGTTTCTGCATTTTATCATAATCTTTGTGCATTTCCATAATGCGTTGCATATCTCTTTCATTGTTGGCTATTCTACTATCCATTTTAGATATAAACCATACAAGCGATACCGATTGTATTGCAATCGCCATAATAATACCGATAGTCTTGCTATCTAAGTTCATTAGGGCTTCTCTGGGAATATGACTGCTTCTACTTCTTCAACAGTAGTCAGTCCATTGGTTATATCTCTTAATGCCTGTCTATATGTTTTCCAAGCAGTTGGGATTGTTGCACCTGTTTCTTTTGCTTTGATGACTATGTAATCAGTTTCTTCTAATAATGCGTTTCTTTTAGTTCTAAGTTCTTCCATAGCATTATTAAATTCTACTAAAGGTAATTCTGTTTGTATTTGTGACCATGTATAAAATTTAGTATCAGAAAAAATAGCAAAACCATTAATGTCAATACTAGATACAAAATCAACATTATTATTATATTCTTCCTCAGTTGTTGGATTTCCTTTGACTACAAATTCATAATTATTTCCATTCTTTTTATTAAGTGATTCTATTATTTTTGCTATGTCTATCATTGTTTTTAACCTGCTATTTCCATTACTGTTAAACACGCCTGTCCTGCTTGTCCGCTTGAAATACCATTGTAATAATATGTTCTTCCTGCGTTATCTGATTTTACTTGAACAGTATAAATTAATTGTGAAACTGTGTTTGGTGAATCTAATATTGTTGATACAGAACTCTCACCTCCAGTAGCATCTTTATTAATAGTAAAAGATGAGCCATGACCACCACCTAGATTTGTTGTTCCTCCACCACTAACTTCTCTTACAATAGTTGAATGACCAAAGTTTGTGGAATTAGTACCACTATTTGCTCCGTTATTATGTACGATATAAAATTTACTTGTATTTGCAGTAGGTGAAATGACAACAGTAATAACAATACCATAACCAGTGCTAGCAGTACCATAAACAGAAGTATAATTTGCTGATTGTACTTGTAAAACCTTACCCCCACCTGCACCTGTCACTGTACCTGTAAAGGCATAGTCATCAGCTAAATTCATAGATTCAGATTTTATTTTAATTAGCGCCATATTAAATACCGAATGCCTCCTTAATTTCTTCTACTGTTAATCCTAAATCAACAAGTTTTTGTCTTGCTGAATTTTTTTTATCAATTTGATTTTGTGAATAGGTTAAATCTGTATTATCTCTAATATTATCATAAGAACTACCATTCCAAGTATCACCAATCTCGCCTGTATGGTCAGTTGCTATCTTTTGATTTTCATTATAGATGAAATCTGGAATATTATTTAAATCATCTACTAAAACAATATCTTCAACAACATTAGTTGTTTTATTTAAAATACAAACTTTAGCCATTTATAAACTCCTTAACTACTACGAAACCAGAGCCACCTGCACCACCAGTAGAAGTTCCTGTATCGTTTCTTACTACTGTTCCACCACCACCAGAACCTTTGCTTCCCGCAACACCTGTTGTACCAGAACCGTCATTCCTTGCTCTGTCATTAGCCAATCCACCTCTTTCAAAAAATGAACTACCTCCGTTTCCACCAATAACTCCGTCATTACTTGTTTCGCCATGATGCCCGTGTTCACCATTTAAATTTAAATCACCACCAGATGCACCACCACCATCAGCACCCCTTCTGGCTTCATCACCACCACCATTATAACCAGATGAACCATTACCACCATTTCCTGTAATAGTTCCTCCTGTTCCTGCAGGGATAAATGTAGAATTTCCACCACTAGAACCACTAGTAGCACCATTTCCACCAGAGCCACCAGAGCCAATAGTGACTGTTGCTGATGCACCTATTTCTGTTGCTGAATAAATTTTAATAGCCGTTCCACCTGCTCCGCCTCCACCAGACGCTAAAGAACAAGAGGTATCATTTCCGTCTGTACCCCCTGCACCTCCACCACCACCAGTGCAATAAACTTCGCAAAATGCCATTCCTGTTGTTGGTGTGTATGTTCCAGATGAAGTAAATGTTTGATAGTTAATATTTGTTAATCCGTTTGCAAATGAACTAAATAATTTTGCTGATGTGACTGCATTATCAATAATCTTAGAAGTTGAAACTGTTGCATCACTTGGTACTCCAATATCTAAAACATTTCCTAATGCCATAATAAAATCAATAGTGTCAGATGCACTTAATGAAGATGCAAAAGTAATTGTTGATCCACTTACTGTAAAAGAATCAGTAGGTGCTTGGATAACACCATTAACAGATACGATTAAATGATTAACACTTTCTGGTACAAAGTTAGCTGAATTTAATTGCATTGTGTAAGATGCACTGCCGTCTGTGGTGATACTATCTAGTTTAGAATATGCTCCGATTTGTGGTGAACGCCCTATATAACTCATTTATGCCTCTGGTCTTTCTGGGAATACCACTGCTTCAACATCTGCGACTGTAGTTAATCCGTTAGTAATATCTCTTAATGCTTGTCTATAAGTAGTCATCTCTGCACTCATTGTTTGGTCAGATAATGCTAAGTAATCTGTTTGTGATAAGAGAGCATTTCTTTTAACTCTTAAAAATTTAAGAGCATTTGGAAATGCGTTTGCTTGTGCTTCTGCAATATCAATATTACATTGATTTATTTCTTCAGCAGTCATATCAACCAATATACCATTACTATATTTTTTCATTGTGATACTCCATATAAACTAAATGTTCCTGTATCCATATTTTGACCACCACCAATATTTCCAAATTGTATTCTATCCATAGCAGTGGTTTCATATAATCTTCCACTATAAAGACTTTGTGCGTGATAATTTCCTGCTTCTACAAATGAAGTATGTGCTAAGAAATGTTTATGTCCAGATGTTCCTCTTAAATTATAAAACCAAATTGTTAGGTTGGCACTTTCAAAAGTATCACCACCAAAATTATAATGTGAGCCAGATAAAGAAATTCTATTAGAACTAGTATTACCAACACCATTAATAGCAGTTGTATTAGCAACAGATTCAAAACCTGTATATCTATAATTAGAAGTTTTATACCCTCCACTATCACCAATTCTAAATCCTATACCACCGTCACCAGTTAATTGCATATTATTTATAACAGCAACATATACTTTGTAGGTATCATCAAGACCAGTCCACTCTACTGTATTAACTGCAGTAGTTATTTCATTAGTAGAAATTAAATTCCAAGCACCTGCACCACTCACAGTACCAGTAAAGGCATAATTATCTGTTTCATCTAATTTAGAAGCATTAACTGAATCGTTAGCTAATTTTGAAGTAGTGACTATTCCATCATTTAAATCATTTGAACTTAAAGGTAAGGCAGTTGGGAAATTTCCAATATATCCCATACTTAACTCACATCTGTTAATAGTTGTAAATGAACATCACAGTTGCCAGAGGCATCATCTGTTTGAACTTGAATTTTATCTGATGTCTGTAATACGACCTTTGGTAATTCTAAAGATGAGCCTTGTGGTAAAGGTACATTCTTGAAAATGAATTTTCCTGCGGTTGCACTATCATCATATTTCTTTACGGAAACATTCATTGATGTAGTAGTCGTATTTGCTACTGTTCCTGCAATAACAAGTGATTTATTAGTTGCAGTATAAACATCAGTCAAAGTCGCATCTGTTAGACTTGCCTGTGCATCTGAAAAATTATTTGCCATTCTTTTTTAACTCCCTAAAGCTACTGCAAATGGAATACTATTAGGATCACTTTCGGTGACGCTAATACCACTTGGCAGGGTTATTGCGTTTGTTGATGTGTTGATAGAAAACAACTCTAAGCTATCAGCACCATCATATATCTTTACAGATAGCGTATTTGCTGCGGAGTTGTCAATCCAAATTGTACCTGCCACTGCTGAAGTAGGCGCAGTGCTTCCAATATGCTGAGAATTAAGTGCGTTTAATGTATCGTTAAGATTTGATCTAAAAGTACCAAATGCAACATTATCTATAGTAATTTGTGAAACTTGTGACATTACTTTTTAATACCTCATATTCATTATGATTTCAACCCATAACCATTAACTTGATAATCAAAAGTTCGTGATATTGGAGTTGCGCCATTATAAAAAGTTATATCAAAACCAGATATGCTTTTATTAGCCACTACAAAATAATCACCACTAGCCATATCCTGACCTGTAATATTGACATTTGGATTAGCATAAAAAGGATTTGTAAAGGTGACGCTATAAGTTCCTGCTCCACTTACTATATCATCTCCTGTTTCTGATCTATTCTGTAAGTTCAGAGATACAGTTAAACCTTTAACTAAGGCTCTGGATTGATTGTTTAAGCTGATTAGTCTGGCTCTAAACTTAAAGTATTTACCTTTAAATGTTCCTTGTTGGGCTACGCTTGTAAATGTAGATATATCATCAAGACTGGTTTCACTTGCTCCTATTTGAATATTTGTACCTGCATTGGTAGGTAGATTGCCATCAAATGGCGCTTTAGCATTTTCAAATAAATCTTTACCTCTACCAAAATCAAATAAATCGTATGGATCATCTGAAACCATGTCTAATTGGATCTTAAAGGTAGCATCATAGATAAATGGTAAAGTGAAGGTGCTATTAAAATTATAAAAACCACTACCAATAATATTCTTATCAATTCCGCCTGTTTCAAAGACATAACCAGAAGGTACGGCATCAAATAATCCTGTTTTGCTATCAAATAAACTAATAGTATCTAAAGTAATAACATTATCACCAGAAGCTAATCCTGTTTCTGTTCTTTTAAAAGTATTAGTAAATGTTCCTGCAAAATTAGGATGTTCTGAAATACTGTTAATAAGTTGATAACCCTGAGCGGTCACATTAGAAGATACAATCAGGGCAGGCTCTAAACTTTCATTTCCTAGTTTGTCAATAGCCTTAATTCCTAAAGTAAAGGGTGGATCAATTTTGTTTAAGATAACACTATTAGCGCTTCTTCTTGGAACTCTTACAAGGTCAGTAGAATTAAACCAAGAATATCCACTAGATACTTTCTGATATCTGATCTCATAACTCTCTACATCTAAATCTGCAACTGGCAACCATGAAAGCTGCATTTGGTCACTACCAATTAATGAAATAGAAAAATCATCCACATTAGCAGGTGGCAAGGTAGCACCAATTACTTGATGTGTTCCTGTAATATAAGTTGATTTAACGCCAATACTGTTAATTGCTCTTGCTCTTACTTCATAAGTAGCGCCGTCAATAGCATTTAATAATTGATATTCTAAAGATTTACCTTGAGAAACTAATCTGTAATTATCAACAATCGCGTTTCCGTCTTTGTCTAAAGTCTGTTTTACCTCAATCTCAAAATCATCTGCAAAAGCATCTGGTGAATCACCAACAGTAATCAATAATCTAGTTATGACTGTACCATCATTATATTCTACTAAGTCATCACCTAATGTTATTGACGCAGGTGGTTGAACTGTAAAAGGATTAGGTAAATTAGTATCTGGAATAATAGCTACTTGGTTTTTTTCTGTAAAAGTGTACCAACTGTTTTGATGCTCAATTAAATTTAATAAGACTGTAAAATCTGGATTAATTGCCATTCCTACAATTCTAAATGGTTTAGAACTAAATCCGACTAGATCATAATCCAAAGCAATTATATCGCCGATAGCTAAATCTAACGCTTCATAATTTGCTAAACATTCAACAGTTAAATTATTTCTACTTCTTTCAAGGATAATTTCGCCAAATTCCAGTGCTTGATAAGGATTAGTAATAGTAGGGATTGTAATTGTAGTTTCTTGTAAAAATCCATCATCAGCATTTTTTAATGTTTGATGTTCAGCATCCGTTTCTGGGTAAACAACAGTATCATTTTGCCAATCTTTGTCTGGTGAAACATAATCTACTAATACTCTATTGTATTTTTCATTCTTCTTTTCAGAATTTATTTTTAAACCAACAATAATATTATTTTCATTTAAA